CCATGGGCTCTGCTCAACTAGTTTCTCATAGAGATGATGTACAAATGTCATGTCTATTTGATACCGATACTTTAACAGGCATGTCATATACTGACGGTATTTTGATGGACCTCGGTACAGTTAAATTGGTAGAAAAGCTATGATAACATTTTCTAATAACGTTGTAACAGCACTAGCTGATCCTGTAATTGAGAGTTTTTATTTAGTCAGGCTTGGGCATGCAACACCAGTCTACAAGACATCGTATTTTCGCGATCTAATAATGAGTGATGGAAATACCTATCTATCTGATGGTGCTCTTGTAAATATTGACCCTCCGAGATTAAGTTCAGAAGTAGACAGAGAAATCTTTAAAATTGTATTAACAGATGTAGGTGTAAACTTAGCCACATTAATTAATGATGGACTTGTTGGAACAAGTGTAGAAGCCAGACTAGGTTTTGTAAATCAATCGACTAGGCAACCCTACCAAGATATAGCAGATACTGTCATTGTATATAAAGGAAGAGTTGATAGTGTGACTCGAGTTATTACTACTGAAAATATAGGAGAGATCGCCTATACACTAGAATGCTCAAGTCCAATGGGCGATCTTGATTTAGTTAGAACATATCTTACTACTCAAGATTATTTAGATAAAAAATACCCTGGTGATAATTCCTATGAGCTTATATTCGTAGGTGCAGGTCCAGTTAACTTAAAGTGGGGTAAACGTTAATGTTTTCAGCAACCACTATTGCTCTTATTAGCTTAGCAACCACAGCGGCCTCTACTGCCTATCAGTTTCGTCAAGCTAGTAAGAAAAGAAAAGAAGCTGAAAGAGCAGCAGATGCTAGAAAAGGTTTTGAACTTGTAGTTGACAGCACAAGTATTCCTCTCCCTATTGTTTATGGTAGGGCAAAGGTAGGTGGTGTTAGGACATGGCATCACACATCTAATAATTTTACATACGCAGCCAATTCAGCAAACAAGAGCTTTAGCTTAGGAGCTCCTGCCTACGGTGGTGGTACCTGGTCTGAATGGGTGCTTATATCTTCAGTTGAAGACGGCATCTATCAAGAAATAATTCACACATATCCTTCTAATTCTGGTGGATTCCTGAATAAGGATATGTCAGGAGATACTAACTCCTTCTTGTTCTTTCAGCAAGCATTATGTCAAGGCCCTATCCAAGGTGTCTGGGATCTAGTTATAAATGATTCAATGACTCTTGATGAGCCTACTCTAGCTACTCAATATAATGCTTCTACTCCGTGGAATACAGATGTAAAGGCTGCATTAAGAATTGATTGTTTCTATGGAGATACACCTGTAGCTGACACACTGATAGCTGTTAATGACGGCTCTAGAGGTGCTTCAAAGTTTTCTGGAGCAGCTTATCTGTCAGCTACTATCAGACTCAATAGAGATGATCCTCAATTTAATGCTGTACCTAATGTACAGGCATTAATAGAGGGTAGAAAAGTCTATACATATTCTAGTGGAATTAAGTCAGGTAGCAGAACATATACCTCAAATCCTGCTTGGTGTTTATTAGACTATCTGATGGACACTAATTGTGGCAGAGGGTTGTTAGAGGCAGAGCTAGATATTGCATCTTTTGAGTATGCTGCATCAGTTTGTGCTTCTACAGTACTCTCTAATGCCCAGGTTGGTGGCAAGATTTGGAAAACGACAGACTATCCTGGAGCCTCTGGTGGTCGTTCTATTACATCTAGAAACATTCCTTTGTATGAATGTAATATTGTTATTGATACTTCTAAACCAATTAGAGAGAATGTAGAAGCTATTCTAGGTACAATGGGAGATGCGAGACTTGTATGGTCTCAAGGTAAATATAAGCTCCTTTTAGAATATCCCTCTACCAATGAGTGGTTGGATTCCAATGGTAAAGTGGCTTTAACACTGACAGATGATGATCTTATTGATTCAGATACAATTGATATTGCCTGGCCATCCTCCTCAGAAAGACTTAATTACTGTACTGTAAGATTTCATAATGAGGCTAAAGATTTCGAAGAGGATTCGGCTTCTTGGCCTGCTAAAGTAGGTGGAGTAGTTCTTAAAGGAATCGGTGGAACACTATATCCTCCTGTATCTGGATGGGATGATTCAAGAGCAGGTGGCAAGTTACTAAACACTTATGGTGTTTGGTCAGGACAGACACAAAGTACTACATTATCTTGGAAGTTCTATATTAAAGAAGGTGGCTCCCATACTTTCTATTATACTGCCGATAACTCTGCTACTATTACTTTAAATAGGTCTACTTCTGGAAATGTATCAGTTACAAGTCCAAATAATTGGCAGAATGAATACTCAGTAACTTTCTTTGCTAATACAAATGAGATAATTACATTAACTGCTGTAGTTACAGACACTGGTGGTATTAAGGGCTTTGCAGGTAAGGTCTTAAATAGCTCGAACAAGATGTTAATATGGAGTTCGAGATCTATTGCCTATACTGGCTTTAATGCTATTGACTTTACATCACAAGCATCTCTGTACTCTCAATACTTTACGCTTGAAGATAGCGAAGTACCTCTAGAGTCTGATATATTTGTAGATGGAATCTGTGATTATTACCACGCATTGGCTAAGGCAGAAGAGCTTGTAAGAACCAGTAGAACAGCCTTTACTGTAAAGTTTAAATATCTAGTTAAGAGCAAGTTCCTTGAACCTGGAGACTTTATAAAGCTAAATAGTACTACTGTTGGACTAGGTACTGTATATTTAAGAGTTAATGATGTAAGAATTGTAGAAGGGCTAATTGCAGAAGTTACTGCTACTAGATTTGACTTTACACAACTGGCATGGAATGTGCCTGATGGTCAATATGCAATTCCAAAGGTTCCTACAGAACTTGTTGTAAATGCACCCAATACTGTATGGTTTGTTGCAGGTGCTAATGACATTTATTTATCCCTTGGTTCCGTAAAGTGGGATCCAGTTGCTCATCCAAATCTAGTTGGTTATATTATATATTCACATAAGGCAAATGATAATAATGCAGATGGAACTCCTAGATTTTCTGAAATAGGCAGAGCAGACGCCTCTGTTAATAGTTTTCCATTACCGCCTATTTCATTTGCAAGTGGATCTTTTGGTGTAAGAGCTTATACTTCCGCTGCACAGTCATCAATGACTATTTCAGCGTCAATTCAACTAAGCTCTGGCTTGAAACCACCTTCACCTACTTCTCCAACTTTAACAAAAACTGGTGTACCTGATAAATATATTGAAGTTGCATGGCAAAGACCTGCTCTAAGAGATGACGGCACTCCATATAACGACCACCTATCAACATTAGTTTATAGAAGTACTACCAATAATTACAACGATGCTGTACTTGTCTATGAGGTAAGTGGTAATTCGATATTAGATCCTGTCTTATCAACAGATAGATACTATTATTGGTTAGCAAATAGAAGCTTTAGAGGCGTCTTGTCTAATGCTACATTTGTTGGCTACATCGATGTTACTTACATTATTACAGGTGAAGTAGATATTGGTGGTGGAGCAAGTGCACCTATCCAAGATATTATTGCTACCAAAGTAGCTACAGTATATCTTTATCAATGGTCACTAGCACTTCCATCTAGTCCGTCAGGTTCTAGTAATTTCAACTGGACTACTAATGCACATACAACCTATGTTCCTCTGGTAGGGGATCAATGGAGTCTCACAATACCTGCAAACCCTGGCGGAGCTGGTATTAAACTATGGGTTGCAGCGAAGACAATTGAAGAAGTCATTTCAGTAAATACGTCTGTTGTTAATTGGAATGATGTAGGTTCATATACTATTAGTGTACTGAGTGAAAATGGATCAGATGGTCCTCCAGGTACAAAATCTTATAATGTTCTTATCTATAAATGGGACATAGGAGAAATCGCACCTACGGTAACAGGATCAACTACATTTACCTGGGATACAAAGGACTTATCATTTATTCCTTCTGGATGGAGTACTAACCCTGGTTCGGGAAATGTTGGTGAGAGCTTGTGGGCTGCCTCATATGTGTTGTTAGAAGCAGATGATGTACCTACTACAACATTCAATTGGACTTCGGCAAAAGTATATAGAACTGCTTACTTAGGTGTTGATGGTGATGATGCACCATTAGTTCAAGTAATTGGTGAACAAGCCTTTAAATACGCCGCAGGTGCTACAACTCCGATTAATACGACTATTACATTAAGAGCTGTTCTTTCAGGTAACTTAGCGACATATCAGTGGAAGTACTGGAATCCCGATACAAGTCAATGGGTTAATTTCTCAAGTGCTACAAACAGTACATATGCTCTGTCATACACATCAATGACAGGAAATATGTCTCAATTGATAAGAGTTGCTTGTTTCTCTGACACTTATTATGATGAGATTTCAGTCGTAAAGGTTATTGATGGAAGTGATGCTTACACTGGATATCTGACAAATGAGTCTCATACAATACCTGCCAATAATGATGGTACTTATATTGTAGGAAATTTAACTGCAGCTGGTGGTACCTTTAAAGTTTATAAAGGTGCAAATGTACTTTCATCTGGTGTTACTTTTAGTGTAACAACTGGTACTGCTAATGGACTTACACTTGCCATTAATTCTTCGACAGGTGTTTATACATTAAGTGGTGCTTCTTGGAATACTGATGTTCAGACATTTGAAGTTGTTGCAACTGTAACAGGTGGCCCTACATTAAGTAAGATTTACACTATTGCAAAGGCAAAGGTAGGTGCTCAAGGCAGTGTAGGAAATTCAATTAAAGTAAGTGGTGAAAATAGCTTTAAATTCTTAGCAAACTCATCAACACCCATCAAGACTGCTAATTCTTTATCAGCCACTCTGACAGGAACATTAACCACATATGATTGGGAATACTTTAATAATTCCGTCTGGGTAGATTTACCTAGCAATACAGGTAGTGTTTATACTATAAACTACAATGATGCTGTATGGACTACAATGGGAAATCCTACATCTCTGTATATCAGATGTGGATCTGGTGGTCTGTATGATTACATTACAGTTGTTAAATTATATGATGGTAATGACGGTCTTGTAGGGTATTTAACAAATGAAGCCCATATTGCGCCAGCTAATTCTGACGGCACTAGCACTGACTTAACAGGTTCGGGTGGTACTTATAATGTATACCAAGGTACAATACTAAAGAATAGTTCTACAACATACACAGTTGTAGGTGGGGCTGTTAACGGTAGTAATCATGAACTTACTACTAATGGACTTAAAATGTCCATTAATCAGACTACAGGTGTTTATACATTGAGTGGTACATGGGCAGCAGCTAGATCTATTGAGACATTTACATTAAGAGCTGCATACTCAGGGAATAATTTAGATAAAGTATATTCCATTACAAAATCAAAGGCAGGCTTAGTAGGTAGCGCTGCAGCATATGTGATTATGTCTGGTGCTCAGGTATTCAAATATACTTCTAACCCAAGTGTACCTGATAATACTACTATTAATCTTGCATTAAGTATTTATAACTTTACAGCAACTACGTATGATTGGGAGTATTATAATGCCGGTTCATGGACAGACTTAACTGCTCCTCAAAATACAGCAACATATTCATTATCTTACACACAAGTTTCTGGTGATACAATCAGAGTTAGATGTGTAGTAAATGGTACATACTCTGATGAACTTACTATTATTAAAGTTAAAGATGGTACTGCTATTGTAGGATACTTAACAAATGAAGCCCACACAATACCTACAGATTCTGCTGGTGCTTTTAGTGCTGGAGATTTAACAGGATCAGGTGGTACATTTAAGGTATATCAAGGTACTACAGATGTAACAACTAGTGCTACTTATACAATAAGCAGTCCTACGTCAAGTGATGCCACTACAGTATGGAAGACCTTAAATGGTTTAACACTTACAATAAACAAGACTTCTGGTGCTTATACATTAAGTGGAACCGGATGGTCAACAAGCGTAGAAACTTTTGACTTACAGTCGACATACTCAGGAGTGACTTTAACAAAGTCTTACTCAATAAGCAAGGCAAAAGCTGGTGTTACACCTACTGTACCAATTATATATTACTTAGAACCGAATACTTATGTTATTTATAAAGATGCCATAGACGCAGCCACATCAGGGACTCATACTGCTATTATTATCAACGGTAAGAAGAATACAAGTGGAACAATTACAGATCATGGCTATGCAACTATAACAGGCAATGGTGGAACAGAAGCTGGAACAGCAACCTTAACTCCCTTTACTTATACGCCTACTACAACAGAAGGTAAAACCTCTTATACAATTAAGCTTTACGATACTTCAGGAAAGACAACTCTTAGAGATACAATGGAGATTCCAGTAATCTTCAAGGGTGCTACTGGTTCTACTGGTACTGCTGGTGTTTCTGGGGTAACAACTGTCCTAAGTAATGAGGCTCATGTAGTTCCTGCAAATGCTGATGGCTCGCTATTAGGCGGTGCTTTAACAGGATCTGGTACTACTATTTATGCATATGAAGGTTTTACTAATTTAACAGCAACCACTAGTACACCAGGTAATGGTCAATTTAGAGTAACAATAGGAACAGCTACAGGTATTACTCCTGGAACATTGAGTACAGCAACCTCACCTTCAAGGTTTGTGTTGAGTGATGCCACAGGAATGTCGGCAGATTATGCAACTATTCCATTGACAATTGAAACTAAGAGTTCTACAGGTGTATCTACTACAATTACAAAGACTCAAACATTAGCAAAAGCAAAGATAGGTGGGACAGGTTCTGGTGGCTTAAGTGCAAGAGTATGTTATATTTTAAGCACTGTAACCTCTTCTGTTGGTTCAACCCCTATTAACAAGACAGGAGATGTCACTCTTGGATCTGGCGACTTTGGATTTACAGGAACTTGGACAAGTTCTCCTGGCACTCCTAGTATTAATGAACGTGTATGGCAATCTAA